GGTGACGTGCTGAAGGTGCAGGCGCAGGACTACCTCCACGACGTGCAGGGCGACCCGCGCTGGACGAACGTCGGCGTCGTCGGCTACACAGACTCGGCGCACTCCTGGCGCGAACTCGAGGCGCTGGCCGGCGGCAGCCAACTCGAAGGCCGGCCACCGGCCGCCTCCGAAGAGGACGTCGGCAAGGACGTTGCGCCCGGTATGGGGAATCTCCCCATAGCGGGCGACCCGGGTGTCGTGACGACGATCGGCGGCGACGGGCCGACGCTGAACGCCGTCCACGTCAACATCCCGCTCGGCGACATCTCGCAGGCCTACGTCAGGCGGCAGACGCGGCGGCGCTTCAAGGCCGCGAACGACAGCGTGCTTCAGGGCGAGTTCCTGCCGATCGCGAAAGGGCAGGAGTGGAAGCAACTCGTCTACGGCGTCGTGTTGGAGCCGAACGTGATCGACTCCCAGGACGACTTCATGCTTCCCCACCATGTCGAGCGGGCGGCGCACGGCTACCTGAAGAAGGCGATCCGTGGCCGCTCGAGCGTCGCCAAGCTGCAGCACGGCGCCCACCGCGGCGGCTTCTCCCGTGAGCGGCCGTCGATCGTACCGGTCGAGTCGTTCATCGCCCCGGTCGACTTCAGCTACGACGGCAAGGATCAGATCAAGAAGGGCTCCTGGGTGCTCGCGATGCACGTCGAGGACCCCGAGCTCTGGCAGGACTTCCTCGACGGCAAGTACAAGGCGTTCTCGGTCGGCGGCTCAGGCGTCCGGCGGGCGGTCAAGGGCGCCGCGGACCTCGTCCCCCGCGGCGACATCCCGTTCCACCAGCCGAACTACTTCGAGCCCGACCCGCGCCGGATGGCGCTCGTCGCCGGCGGCTAAGCGACGAGCGCGCTCGTCGCTTGCTACAGGTGCCAGGTGTCGCCGCCGCCGCCGCCGGCGGCGTAGTCGGCCTTCTCGCGGTGGGGGACGCTGGCGTGGAATGAGCCGTCGTTCGGCGTCCAGATGTCGATGACGTTGCCGTCCCTGGCGTTGACGACGAGGGCGTACAGGTCTTCGTTCTCGCCGTCGTTGAAGTAGACGTACTGCGCGTTGTGCATCTCTGCTCCTTTCGGGCCGGTTGCGCGAGCGATGGTAACCGTAGAACACGTAGGCCCCGGTCATCACCGAGGCCCACGGCAGCGTCCTAGCAGCTGGCCCTTCGTGTCGCGACCTCCGTGCGGCTGGCGCTGACCGTCCGCCGTGGTTTCGCGCCGTTCCCCGCGTGTCCGCGGATCGGGCCTCTCGTCGGTGTCTTGAGGAGCGGGCCCGGGAGTCGAACCCGGTTTCTCGAGCTTATGAGGCTCGCGTCTTTACCGTCTGACTCGCCCGCCCTCGGATTGTCGTCACTCGCGCCTCGCGAGTCAAGGCCGATACACCGCGCCCGATGAGGCTGCTCGAAACCGTAGACGCCGACGAAGTCTCGCCGGTCGCGCGCGGCGCGAACCGCCGCGGACTCGTTCTGAAGGAGGACGGCATGAGCGAAGACGCCGAGATCGCCGACATCATGGCGGTCCCCTGGGAACGCGAAGGGGCGATGATCGACGAGATCCGCAAGGGCGGAGGCGACGAGACCGTCGTCAAGGGCGCCGTCGCCGCGGTGCGGCTCCTGAACGGCATCGCCGACGAGTTGCCGGACGAGATGCGCGAGGCGGTCGAGAAGCTCGGCAGCGAGCTGTACTCGTCGCAGAACCCGAAGCTGAACACGAGCGACGAGAGCGCGATCCCCGGCTCCTCGGGGAACCTGTTCGGCAGCGGCTCCGGCGCTCCGAAGGATGGCTCCGGCTCTTCGAGCGGCGGCACGAGCGGTTCCGGCCGCGACGGCGAGTTGACTGGACATGGCAGCTACCCGGCGCTGAACAAGGACGACCGCGAACCCGACGAGGACGCCGACGACGAGGTCGCCAAGGCCGCCTACGACGCGGACATGGAGAAGGCCGACCGCACGTTCTCAGCCTCGGCCCGACGCGGCTACGCCAAGCGCGGCGTCGCGCTGCCCGACGGCAGCTTCCCGATCCCCGACCGCGACGCGCTCGGCCGCGCCATCCGGTCGATCGGCCGCGGCAGCAACAACCCGAAATCGCGGATCAAGGCGCACATCATCAGCCGTGCCCGCGCCCTCGGCGCGACCGGCGCGCTCCCCGACGACTGGAAGGTGAGCAAGGCCGACGACGAGATCGCCGCCGAGCTCGCCGAAGCGGGGATCGAGCAGGGCCTGATCCAGCGTGTGCTGAAGAGTTTCCGCAAGTCGCAGGACGAGCGGCCGCACGACGCCGACCCGGTCGGCGACACCGACGACAACCCGAACGCGAAAGGGGGCCCTGTGGACGCCCACGAGGTGCCGATTCAGAAGGAGGACGGGTCGTGGGACCTCAGCGGGGTCCCGGACGGCAGCCGTCCGTTCTACGAGAGCGTGCTGAAGGCGCAGGCCGAGGCGGCGGAGAAGCTCGAGAAGGCAGAGGGCGAGCTCGCGGAGACGCGTGAGAAGCTCCGCACCGAGGAGATCATCGCCAAGGCCGAGAAGGAGTTCGCCCACATCGGCGCCCGCGACGACGTCGTGTCGGTGTTGAAGGCGGCGAGCGAGAAGCTCGACGCCGAGGGCTACGAGAAGCTCGTCTCGCTGCTCTCCGCGAGCGACGCGCGGATCGCGAAGTCGAGCTTGATGGACGAGCTCGGCCGCTCGAGTTTCGAGAGCCAGCCCGCCGGTGACGCCTGGGACAAGATCGAGAAGGCCGCCGACGAACTGGTCGAGAAGTCGGGCGAGTTGACTCGCGAGCAGGCCGTCGACCGTGTCCTCAAGACAGCCGCTGGCAAGCGCTGGTACGGCGAGTATCTCGCCGAGACCGGCGTCGGGAGGGTGAGCTGAGATGGCGGACACTGCCGCGCTCTACGACGTCAACGTCTTCTGGGATTTTCCGTTCCTGACGGACATCGACCTCACGAACAACCAGTTCTGCTTCGCGGTCATGGGCTCCGACAGCTACATCGATATCTCGACCGCCGGCAAGGTCGCGCTCGGCGTGATCCAGGACGTGCCGATCGGCACGGCCGCCCAGCCGGTCGCGACGCAGGTGCGTACCGGCGGGCCGACGAAGGTGCAGTGCGGCGGCGTTTTCGCCGTCGGCGACCTGCTCTCCTCGGACTCAGCGGGGAAGGCGGTCAAGTACACCGGGGCGACGGTGTTCACCGGCACCCCGTACATCGTCTCCGGAACGCAGGTGCTCGGGATCGCGCTCACCGCCGGAGTCAACACAAGCCCGGCCACCGTGGCCTCGATGCTCTTCAGGCCGAGCGGCCTGTCGGCGTAGAAAGGAGGGGACTGAGCCATGCCTGAGCCTTCACTACAGCAAGTACACGTAAACCGGCCGCTGACCAACATCAGCCAGGCCTACATGCAGGACGCCTCCGACTACATCGCCGACAAGATCTTCCCGATCGTTCCGGTGCAGAAGCAGGCCGATCGCTACTTCATCTATTTGAAGGGCGACTGGTTCCGCGACGAGGCGCAGGTGCGCGCCCCCGGCACGGAGTCGGCAGGCGGCGGGTACAACCTCGACAGCACCCCGTCGTACTACGCCCCCGTCTACGCCTTCCACAAGGACGTCGATCCTCAGATCCGCGCGAACTCTGACGTGCCGCTCGACGCCGACCGCGACGCGACGCTGTTCATCACCCACCGTCTGCTCTTGAAGCGCGAGATCCTCGTGCAGGCGACGGCGATGGCAACCTCGACCTGGACGGGCTCGACGACCGGCGGCGACATCACCCCGAGCCCGCAGTGGAACCTCGCGAACTCGACGCCGCTCGAGGACATCGAGCTGCAGATCTGGTCGATCAAGCAGAACACGGCCAAGTTCCCGAACCGCTTCGTCCTCGGCCCGCGCGTCTGGGAGACGCTCAAGAACCACGACGAAGTCGTCCAGCGCATCAAGTACACCCAGCGTGGTGTGGTCACGACTGACCTTCTGGCCGCGCTGATCGCGCCTCCGGGCGTGACGAACTTCGAGGTGCTCGTCGCCTCGGCGATCCAGAACACGGCGGCGCAGACGGTGCCGGAGACGCAGGCGAACCAGGCGCTGAACATGCAGTTCATCGCCCCGACGAAGTCGGCGCTGCTGCTCTACAGCGAACCGGAGCCGGGGATCATGGTCCCCTCCGCCGGCTACATCTTCACCTGGGTTGGGCTGCTCGGCGCCGGTTCGTTCGGTTCCCGTATCAGCCAGATCCCGGCGCCGCTCCTTGGGGTCGGGACGACGCGGGTAGAGGGCGAGCTCGCGTTCGCGACGAAGATCGTCGGCTCCGACCTCGGCGTCTGGTTCCAGAACGCCGTCTCGGTGTAGGGTCCGGCTTCGATGGCGGAGATCCAGTTCGGCTTCAAGGCGATCAAGCCGATCACGGCGCTGCACGACGGCCAAGAGGTGACCTACCAGCCCGGCGACGAGGTTCCGGCCGGGGAGTGGAAGGGCGCCGCGGTCGAGGCGCTGATCGAGAACGAGAAGCTGATGCGCTACGCGACGAACGTCTACGGGGCCGAGGAACTCGCGGAGCTCGAGGGGCGCGTCGCGGCGATCGAGCAGTCGCTGGCCGGCGCGGACTCGTCGGCCAGCAACGCTGTCGCTCCCGCACCCGAGCCGACCGCAGCGTTCGATGGCACCGGGCCGTTCCCACGGGGTCCGGACGGCGGCTTCTACGAGCTCTCGGACGGAAGCCGGGTCAAGGGGAAGGCGAAGGCGCTCGCCGCGCAGGCCGAGCTCGACCTGGCAGTCGAGGCGGGCTAGTGGCTGTCGCGTCGGGAACGGTCGCTGTCTCGCACACGGCGGCGACAGCGATTGTCGCCGCTGCGAACTCGAATGCGAGTCCTACCGGCTTCAATCCCGGCAGCCGCTCGGTCACCCTGACGAACTTCGACGGCGCGATCACCGTCTACATCGGCGGCTCGACCGTCGACGCCACCGGCTACTCGCTGCTGAAGGGCTCTTCGGTGACGCTCACGCTCAGGCCTGAGGACGCGGTCTACGGCCTCGCCGCTTCGGGCAGCCCAAACGTCGGCTGGATCGCGACGGGATGAGCGGCGATGATGGCTGCGCAGATTCCCGTGTCGCGTCCGAAGGCCCGCTCGCTACTGACCGAGGCGCGGCTGCCGGTCTTTCCGCGCCTGCATACCGGCGACCCGTTCACGAGCGTCGGCGACGTCGTGCTCGACTGCGACGGCACCGTCGGTGGGCGGCGCTGCGGCTGGCATGCGATGGGGCCGCGGGCGGACGTGAAGAAGGCGTATGACGAGCACCGCAAGCTGTACCACTCAATCGACATCGGCGTGGTTCTCCTGAACCGGCCGCGACAGTAGAAAGGGAGGGGAAGCATGAGCGCGAAGACGTACACGGTGCTCAACGGTGCGGTCCCTGGCGCTGCCGCAGTGCCGGGAATCGCGACCAACGCGGCGATCCGCACGATGCTGCAGATCGCCACCAACACGACGAACAACGCGATCCGCGTCGTCGAGTGGTGGACGGAGTTCAACGGGTCGGCCGCGGCGACGCCGATCACGGTCGAGCTGCTCCGCCACACCGGCGGCCCGCAGACGACGCTGACCGCCTACGCGGCCGCCGACATCGCGAAGGCGAACGACCCGAACGCGGCAGCCAGTTCGATCCAGCTCGGGACGGCGCTGTCGGGGTTCTCGAACACGACGACCGAGGTCACGCCGACCACGGTGTCGAACCTGGCGACGCACTTCGTGCCGCCGACGTCGGGCATCTACATCCAGTATCCGCTCGGCCGCGAGCCCGAGGTGCAGGTGGCAGCGTTCCTGCGCCACCGCGTCACTGCCGGCGCGTCGGTGACCTGCTTCGCCGGCGTCACCTGGGAGGAGTGAGCGCGAAGGATCTCTGACGCGGAGGTCTGCCCGCCAGCAGGCACCTCCGCGTCAGAGCTTCGGTTTAGACTGGCCCCGGTGGTCGCGTTGGCAACGAAGCAGCCGGAAGACCTGTGCCGGCGTCTGCTGACGAGTTTCGGCGGTATCCGCTGCGGTCAGATCGTCGCCGACTGGTATCTGTGGGAGCTTGTCCTGAACGAGCGGCGCGACCTGAAGGCGATCGTCGAGATCGGCACCTGGGAGGGCGGCTTCTCGCGCTACCTGAAGGCGCAGGCGGATGCTCGTGGGATGGACTTCCGCACCTACGACGCGGTGGTACCAGAGGTGCCGCCGCCGGGGTTCGAGCGCCTCGACGTGTTCGCGTACCCGCTGGCCGTCGCCGAGTTCTTCCACGGGCGGGAGCCGCTGGCGCTGCTCTGCGACGGCGGCAACAAGCCGCGGGAGCTGAAGACGTTCTCGGAGTTGCTGGAGGCAGGCAGTGTCGTTGTCGCGCACGACTGGATGACCGAGACGATGCCCGCCGACGTTCCGGATAGTCTGCGGCCGGTGTATGAGGCCTGCTGCGACCGGCTCGGCTCGATGAGCCGCGTGTTCGAGGTCGTATGAGCGGAACGATCGGAATCCCCGCAAACGACGCCGCTCGTTACACACTGTTCTTCGCCTGCCTCTCCCAGTTGCATCACCCGCCGAACACCGCCGTCCGCTGGGCGTTCGGCTCGGACCGCATCCGCGGCCGCAACAACCTCGTCCGCGAGTCGCTGGAGGCTGGCAGCGAGTGGCTCTGGTTCCTCGACGACGACCACGCGTTCGCGCCTGACCTGCTGCGGCGGCTGCTCGCGCACGAGGTCGAGATCGTCACGCCCGTGTACCTGCAGCGGATGATGCCGTTCGCGCCCGTCGTCTACATGTCCGAGGACCCGGACGGAAACTTCGAGCCGCTGTTCCTGCCGGACTACGCGGGCGACTGTGGCCTCGTCGAGGTGTACGCCGCGGGGACGGGCGGGATGCTGATCCGCTCTGAGGTGTTCCGTGCGGTGCCGGAGCCGTGGTTCGAGCACGGGCACGCGAGCGAGGACCTGATCTTCTGCGAGAAGGCGCGCGAGGCCGGGTTCCTGATCCACTGCGACGTCCAGGCCCAGCTGGGGCATCTGACGGCGGCGGCGATCTGGCCGTCGTACGCGGACGGGCAGTGGGGCGTCGGCTTCACGATCGCCGACCAGATGCAGCTGCGGGTGCCGATCGGGACGCGCGAGCAGCTGGCGGAGCTCGAGGCGCAAGCAAACGGCGGCAGGAAGCGGCAGCCGGGGAGCCGGGCGTGACCGAGCATCTGCCTCTCCTTGTGCCGAACCGGATGCTGCATTCGGGCGGGATGGTCGGGATCCCCTGCGGCGAGCAGGGCCGTTGGACGGAGTTCACCCGCTCGCTGATGGTGCTCGAGCGGCCGCAGGGCACCCAGCTCGCGTTCGTCTACGGCGCCTACATCCAGGCGAACCGCGACGAGTTGGTACGGCAGATGCTCGCCTCGAACGCCCAGTGGCTGTTCATGGTCGACGACGACCACACCTTCGACCGTCGCCTCCTTATCAATCTCCTCGACCGGCAGGTCCCGGTCGTCGGTGCCCTCGCCGTCGCGCGCAAGCCGCCGTACTTCATCTGCGCGTTCAGCGAGACCGACCGCCGCAGCGGCAGGTCGGTCGGGATGCCGATGCACGGGTTCCGGTTCGAGATGCAGGAGGTCGCCGCCGTCGGCACCGGGGCGATCCTAGTTCGCCGTGCGGTGTTCGAGGCGCTCGACCCGCCGTGGTTCGCCTCCTCCTACGACGAGGAGGGCAACAACGTGTCCGAGGACGTCTCGTTCTGCGAGCGCGCCCGCGAGGCCGGCTTCGGCGTCTGGCTCGACGGGACGCAGCAGCTCGGGCACCTGACCGGCGTGACGCTGTCGATTGACCCGCGTGGGATCGTGTTCGACCTCGGCTCGGACGAGAGCATCGTGATCCCGATGGAGCAGATCGAGGAGGCGCTGCCGGTCGAGGAACCGGCGCCGCCTGCGGCCGATGAGGTTCCGATCGTCGTCGGCCCGTCCGGTCTCACCGGCCGGGTACCTCAGCCGCGGCCGCAGGACGAACCGATCCTTCCGGTCGGCGAGGACGAGAACGGCGGCCCGGTGTACGCGCAGCCGCCCGGCGCGGGGCCGGCGATCCCGGCGGGCTGCCTGCGCAGACTGACACTGCCAGGCGGCACCCACAACTGTGATGCCTACTGCGCGGGCCGACAACGCGACGGCGGCTGTCTCGCGGACGTCGTCAGAGCGGCCCAGGCGGCTGGGCTGGAGTGGCGTTTCGAGCTCGACCCGGACGGTTTCTGGACCTACGCCGGCGACCCTATCCCGGCATGAACAAGGACACCCTAGAGATGAAAGGACGGCCTATGGCTGAGACAGCCACCATCGTCGACATCGTCGTCAGCGGCGGCGAAGGGGGCGACGCCTGGGACGTCGTCGCCCAGTACACCTACGACGGCTTCAAGCGGAACGGCCACGACCTCATCACGCTCGAGTTCGAGACAACGCCGTCGGGGTTCAAGAAGGTCGACACCTCCCACACGCCGCCGCTGAACGGCGGCATCGGCGCGGACGAGGCGAACAACATCCCGAACGCCGACACGTCAGGGACGTTCACGATCAGCTTCAACGGAACCGTGCTGGCGTCTCAGGACTTCACGTTGGCGTGACCGACGTTGAGCTGGAGGCGATCCATCAGACGTTCCACCGGCTTGAGCAGCGGTGGAACGTGCTTCCCATCCCCGACAACTCTGTGTGGCATGCCTACGACCCGCTGCCGACGACGCTTTTCCTGTCTGGACTAGCGCGCGCGGCGGAACTGACCGAGGGCAGGCGCTTCCTCGACGTCGGCTGCGGCATCGGCCGCAACCTCGCGCTCGCACACTGCCTCGGCTGGCAAGTCGCCGGCATCGAGCGGCACGAGCCCTACCTTGACGCCGCCGCCGAGCTCCTGCCGGAGGCGACGCTCGTCCATGCCGACGCCCTCTCCGTCGAGGTCTTCGATGCCGATTGCGTCTACCTGTACCGGCCCGCCCGCGGCGATGAGCTGGCGGAGATCCTGGAGCGTCATGTTCTTGCACGGCTCCCTGTCGGGACCGTCTGCTTCTTCCCGCTTCGCCGCGCCCCCGAGGTGTGGGTGGTCTAGGTGGCCTATTCGCTCGTCAGCGCCGGAGCCGTTTCGACCTCAACAACGAACGGCACCGCTTCGATCACGCCCGCATTCGGCCAGTCAACGGGCAGCGGGAACCTGCTAATCGGCTGGGCGTTCTTTATGAATGCCGGCGCTGGGGGCTCGGGCAGTTCTTTTTCAACGTCGTCATCCGGCTGGTCATTAGCACTCACGAACGAGGAGTTCATATCGGGCACTGCGGCTGTCGAAGCCGCGATCTTCTACAAGCCGAACAGTTCTTCTGGCGAATCAGCGCCGACTTTTACCATCACTGGTGGCGTGACGCTGACCTCGATGTTGATCGGTGGCGCGCTCGCAGAGTTCAGCGGCGGCGCAACGTCTGCCCCGTTGGATCAGACCGGACACGCCCAAGGCGCCGCAACATCCCCGTTTACAGCAGTCGCCGCCGCCGCAGACAAAGCCTTGGGTGAGTTGCTCGTCAGCTGCGGTGCCTGGCAGCTGTCGAAAGCGGGCTCGGTGACGACCGCTGACACCTACAACAACGGCGCGACACCGACAACGAACAACAACAACGACGCTACGAGCACCGCATCGCACTACCGCCTTGCCTGGGGAACGACGACCGGCAACTCCGCCGCCGACCAGGACTCGCAATCGAACAACAGCATGAACCTCGCAGCCGGAAACGTTGTCATAGCCAGCTTCCTACTGCCGACAGCGCGGGTGTTCAATGCCGAACAGCCTAGCCTGCGCACCGACCCGTTCTCGCTGCAGGCTATTCAGCAGGCCGTCAGTCGCGGCGCCTTCTACATGCGCAAAAGCGGCATCTCTGTACCGCGGCTCTGGCTGCCGACGCCCGCCTGAGCCGATAGTACGCTCCTGCCGATGCGTCCCAACCTTGTGCTGCGCCCGCCGGTCGTCGTGCTGCCGCTGCCCTCGGCGGAGATGACGACGATCCGCACCGTCCTCGCGCAGCGGCGCAGCCTACCGGTGCCGACGGTGATGCTGCCGCTCCTCCGCCCCCCGGTCGTTATACGGCTACTGAAGCGAGCCGTGAAGGCGGCCGTCACCTTCGCCCGCCGTCGCGTCTGCGTCGTGCGCCGCCAAGTGGTGCTCGCCGTGAACGGCGCCCGGCCGCCGCCGAGGAACGTCTGAATGGCAATCGCCTACAAAGGCAACCGCGGCACGAAGACCGGCACGACCTCCGCCGCGGGGCTCGCGACGATCTCGCCGGTCTCCGAGGCCCTCGCCGGCGACCTGCTCGTCATCACCGTCGCGACGCTCGCCGGCGTCTCGCCGCTGAACGTGAACGACACGCAAGGCAACGAGTGGCAGGTCGACAACAGCCTCCTGAACACGGCGCGGGCAAGCATCTGCTCCTGCGTACTCGCGTTCGAGCTCACGCCGGCGGACGTGATAAGCCTCAACCTCGGCGCCTCGCTCGCCTACAACCTCGACCTCGAAGAGTTCTCCGGCGTCATCACACCCGGGCAACTCGGGGGGACGTCCTCCGCGAGCGGCGCCGGAACCGCGCTGACCGACGGCAGCCTCACCGGCTCCGGCACGAACGTCAAGGTCGCGGCCTGGGCGATCAACGCGGCGGAGTCGTCGTTCACGCCGGGCGGGTCGATGAACGCGTTCGGGATCGTCTCGCAGACGGGGCTTGGTCTGTTCGGCCAGTACATCGTCTCCTCCGGGAGCGTCAGCCCGACCGGCACGGCGGGCACGACAGGCACCTGGGCTGGCGTCGGCGCCGTCTATCTGCCCGGAGCGGCGCAGCCGGAGGAGCGCGGGCCTGACCCGTTCCTGACCCGCTGAGATGAGGCTCGGCCGCAGCTACAGCGACTACTTCCTGCGCAGGCCGGTCGTCGTCTTCGCGCCGGCGCCGCCGACGCAGCAGCAGCAGACGATCACGACCCTCTACCGGGTCCCGGTCGGCGGCCGCCGCGACTACCCGCGCCGCTTCCCGCTCCAGGGCTGGGACGGCACGCTCCAACTCCACAGCGGCGGCGCGACCGAGTTCGACCAGAACTCCCCCGGCGCCACCTCGCCGCTCCTCGGCGTCCGCCCGCCGAAACTCGTCGCGCGCGTCCCAGCGCTGCGGGTGCAGACGATCGAGGTCGAGCTAGCGGTCTTCGCGCGGCGGCTGACGGAGCAGCGGCGGTTCCCGCTGCAGGGGTGGGAAGGCTGGCTGACTCGCGTCTCGAGCCTGTCGGACGGCGGCACGCAGACGATGCCGCTCCGGCAGCCGCTCCTCGGCGTCCGCCCGCCGACCGTCGTCTCGCCGCTGCCGACCCAGAGGCAGCAGACGATCGTCACGAAACTCGTCGCTGTTCGCGACCGGCCGCGGCACACCCTCGGTACCAGCCTCGCAGCGCCGACGGTTCTCAGCAAGGGGGTGTTCACAGGGCCGACCGTGACGACTGTCCGGACGCGGCCGCGGCCGACCGTCCGGTTCCTCACCCCGCCGACGACGCTTCAGGTCTTCGCGGGGCCGACGGTCACGACGACCCGTGCTCGGCCGCGGCCGACGACGAAGTTCCTGCTGCCGCCGACCGTCATCCGTGTCCCCTCGGTCGAGCAGCGCGAGCAAACCGTGGCGGTCACCCTCGTCCGCGCCAGGCCTCGCCACACACTCGGGACGCGCCTCGCCGCTCCGACCGTCGTCAGAGTTCCCTCGGTCGAGCAGCGGGAGCAGACGATCAGCGTCGCTCTCGTCCGCACCAGGCCTCGCCCGACGACGCGGTTCCTTCTCGCGCCCACGGTGCTGCAGGTCTTCGCCGGGGCGACTGTCACGGTCACAAGGACACGACCCCGGCCGACCACGCGGCGGCTTGCTCCGCCGACCGTTGTCGCAGCGGCCACCTTCTTCGGTCCTGCCGTCACCGTCGTCCGCACGCGCCCGCGACCGACGACGCGCTTCCTTGCCAAGCCCACCGTCGTTCGTGTCCCCTCGGTGGAGCAGCGCGAGCAAACGCTGGGCGTAACGACCGTGCGCACACGGCCACGGCACACCCTAGGCACGAAACTCAACCCGCCGACGGTTCTTCAGGTGTTCTCGGGGCCGAGCGTCACGGTGACGAGGACGCGGCCGAGGCCGACGACCAGGCGTCTTGCGCCCCCGACGGTCGTCGCCTCCGCGACCTTCTTCGGCCCCTCCGTCTTCATCGTCCGCACCCGCCCGCGGCCGACGACGCGGCGGCTCGCCCCGCCGACTGTTCTCATCGTCCCATCGGTCGAGCAGCAGCGACGGACGCTGACCGCCCGCCTCGTCCAGACACGGCCACGGCACACGCTGGGGACAAGGCTTACACCGCCGACCGTCATCAGGGTCCCCTCGGTCGAGCTCCGCGAGCAGACGGTCACTGTCACCATCGTTCGAGCTCGCCCGCGACACACGGTCGGCACCCGGCTTCAGCCCCCGACCGTCCTGCAGGTCTTCGCCGGGCCGGTCGAAGCGGAGATCGCGATCCGGATCCCGCTCGAGGACCGCCGCCGCACACCGCACTCCCGCCTCCAGCCACCGACCGTCGTCCGGGTGCCGGCGGTTGAGCAGCGCGAGCAGACGGTCCAGACGCACCTCGCTCGGATCCGGCCGCCGAAGACTCAGGGCACTCGCCTCGCACCCCCGACGGTCATCAGGGTGCCTTCGGTCGAGCAGGCCGAAGACACGATCCGCGTCACGGTTGTACGGACGAGGCCGCGGCCAACCGTCCGTCTTCTCGCTCCTCCGACCGTCCTGCAGGTCTTCGCCGGCCCCGAAGTCTTCGTTGTCCGCACCCGCCCGCGGCCGACCACGAGGCGCCTCGCCCCGCCGACAGTCGTCGCGGCGGGGGCGACGCAGCAGCAGCAGACGATCACAGTCTGGCTCGCCGGCCGCACCCGCAGCGAAGCCGGACGCCGCGGGCCGCACAGCGTGCTCCGGCCGCCGACCGTCACCATTGTCAACCCGCCGGTCAAGACGGCGATCACGAGTTGGCTCGTCGAGCCCGGCAACCGACGTGACCTGCCACGCCGGTTCCCGCTTCAAGGCTTCCGTCAGCGGACAGTCCGCGAGACGAACGCGGCTGTAGGCATCGGCTACCAGCAGCGCGATCCGTTCCTCGGCCCACGCCCGCCGCAGATCATCGACCCGCTGCCGACGCAGCGTGTCCAGACGATCACGGTCTGGCTCGTCGAGCCCGGACAGCGACGAACCTGGCCGCGGCGCTTCCCGCTCCAGGGCTGGCGGCAGCGGCCGGTCCGCGAGACCGGAGCCGCCGCCACAAGCAATCTGCAAGGCTTCGACCCGCTACTCGGGCCACGGCCACCCCAGATCGTCCTGCCGCTGCCGACGCAGCAGATGCAGACGATCACCGTCCTCCTGGCCCTGCGTCGCCAGATCGAGGACGTTCGGCGCCGCCCGCACTACGCGCTACGGCCGCCGACGAAGATCAACCCTGCCCCGGCCAGGGTCGCGACGACGCTCGTCGCCCTTCGCACACGACTCGAGACGCAACGGCTACGACCGACCTTCCGGCTCTCGCGGCCACAGTTCTACCCGGCTACCTCGACGATCGCGGTCACCCTCGCGGGCCGCACCCGTGTCGAGGCTCAGCGGCGCGCACCGCACTACCGGCTCACCCCCCCGGTCGTCATTCGCATCCCGGCGGTCGAGCAGCAACTCCGCACGATCAGCATCACCCTCGTCCGGATCCGGCCGCCGCACACGATCGGGACGAGGCTTGCTCCTCCGACCGTTGTCCGTGTCCCGAGCGTCGCGCAACTCGAGCAAACGATCAGGGTCACACTCGCCGGACGGACGCGAGCCGAGCTCGGTCGCAGGCAGCCGCACTACCGCGTCTCCCCGCCCGCCGTCGTCACCTTCACGAAGGGATTGCTGAAGACGCTGCTCGCGGGCGGCGACCGGCTGACGCTCGTCCGCCGCGGCCCGCACTCCCAGATCGGCCCGCCGATCATCGTCGCACCACCGCCGACACAGGGCCAGCAGACGATCGGCATCACCCTCGTCGCCGTCTCGACCGCGACCGGGATGGTCCGCCGCCGACCGCACTTCTTCCTCGCCCCCCCGGTCGTCATCCGGCCGCTGACCGGGTTCGAGTTCCGCGTCGACGACATCCCGACCGCCTGGTGGACGGCCAGGCGGATCACGATCGGCTGGGACGAGACCGAACCCGACGCCGGAGTAACCGTCGGTAAGCCGAGCGCCGAGTGGGAGACGGATCTGCCGGACAGCGATACTAAGGCCGGGAAGCCGAAGTGACCGCCAGCATCGCCGACCTCAGCATCTCCTCCGCCTCGCGCCAGTACGTGCGCGTCCCGATCAGCGAAGCGACCGGCGCCGACCCGACGACCGACCCGGTCAGCCTCTCCTTCCCGACGACCGGCGTCGAGCCGACCGTCTTCGTCGTCGGCAACTGGCGGACGGTGGGCGGGATCCACTACGCGCAGGCGCTCGTCGGGCCCGGCGGGTCGATCACGCTGCCGGTCGGCTTCTACGACGTCTACGTCCAGATCACCGACAACCCCGAGATCCCCGTCCTGCTCGCCGGCACCGTCGAGGTCACCTGATGTCCCCGTGGACGTACGACCCGACGCGGATCACGACCTCAACCCTCTACGCACTCCGCGCCGAGATCCAGGACACCGACGCGCGCAACTGGCTGCTCGCCGACGAGGAGATCGAGTGGGCGTTGAGCCAGGAGCGAAACTTCTGGGCCGCAGCCGCCCGCTGCGCCGAGATGATCGCGCGCGGCTTCCTGCGCAAGCAGGACGTCAAGCTCGGCCGCGCCCTCCAGATCACCTACTCGAAGGCTGCCGAGCAGTGGTTCGCGATGGCGCAGACGCTGCGGCGGAAGTCACTCGGCACCGTCGTCCCGTTCGTCGGCGGCATGAGCCGAAGCGTCAAGTTCACCTACAGCCAGGACAAGGACATCGTACCGGCGCTATTCACGAAGACCATGATGATTAACCCGTGGACTGGCGGCTACTCGCCTGACTCGCTTGGCCCGTTCATCGGTTCCGACGACGACGCTGGCTTCCCGTTCGTATGACCGGCCCCGTCGCCTCGCTTCCCTACCCGATCAAGGAGCTGCTGACGAACACCGCCGTTCTCTGGGAGAAGGCCGGAGCCCTCGACGTCTACGGGCAGCCGAGCTACGCCCCCGCCGAGGAGATCGACTGCTGGATGGAGCCGGAAGGGCTCGGCGCGACCGCCGGCATCCTCGACAGCCGCGCCGGCGTCAACGGCACGATTCTGCAGCAGACCCGGCGGCCGGAGCTCGGCCTGTACTTCGACGGCGACGATTCGCGCGCCCGCAGCTTCAAGCTGACCGACCGCTTCACCCCCCTGACGACCGCGAGCAGCGGGATCGCGATGATGCCGACGACCGTCGTCACGCTCTACGGGCCGCCGTTCGACAACCGAAACCCGTGGCTGATCGTGGTCGCGTTCTGAGATGAGCTTCCAAGCGGCAGGGAAGGATCTCGTCGCCCGGCTCGAGCGCGGCCTGTACGAGTTCGCGAAGGACGTGATGCGGGAGAGCCTCGTCGAGTGCCCGATCTCCGGCCCCGAAACCTACATCGAGACGTGGGGCACGAAGTACCGCACGCTCGGCGGCCGGGTCAAATACTTCGACGACGACGACCCCTACATCGTCGGTGACGAGGGCACGCTGCGCCGGTCGGCGCGCGTGTTCCCGCCCGTCCAGAACCCGAACGGCGCCTCGGTCACGCTCGGCTACGGCTACGGCGACGAAGTCAATCCGGCTGGGCGACGCGCCATCGAGTATGCGGTGCCGGTGCACGAACGGCACGAACTGGAACACGACCCGCCGACGAAGAGCGGCTATCTCCTCGACCCGCTGCTCGCCGCCGCGCCCCGGCTCGGCCCCGAGCTCGCAGCAACTGCGAAGCGTCCACCGGCGAGCGGTGAGATGGCGGTCGTGAGCGGCGCCGACCTGCAGGAAGGCCTGTGAGCTCGACGACCTTCGATTCGCTCGCGAAGAGCGTCTGCGACTACCTAGCTGGCATCTCGTCGCTTGCGCTGACGGAGGGTGTGAACCTGTTCGCCGGCTTGCAGCCGGATGAGCCTGACCAGCTCGTCTGCGTGTTCGAGCGGCCGGGGCAGAAGCCGCTGATGACGTTCGTCGGTCCCGCCGGGTTGACCGGGCCGCCGCAGCCGCAGAGCCTGCTCGACCGGCCGGTACTCCAGCTGCGGGTGCGCGGAGCGATGGGCGCCCTCGCCGCGACGAACACGCTCATGCAGCAGGTGTTCGGGGCGCTGCAAGGGCTCGCGAACAGCAACGTCCCCAGCCCGAGCGGCCTGTTCGTGCTTCTCTTCGACGCGGCCGGCTACCCGCTCTACATGGGGCAGGACACGCGGCAGCGGCCCGAGTTCAGCCTCAACCTTCAGGTCATGTTCCAGAACACGCAGCGGATCCCGGCCTGAGCGGCCGATACTCCGCGCCGTGCACAGCCGCCGAGTGAGGAGGGATCGCTAAATGCCAGGGCAAATCGCGGGAACTCAGGGTTCCGTCTACATTCCGGGCACGCCCTACCAGGCGATCGCCGACCTTCGCCAGTGGGACCTGACCGTCGTCCGCGACAACTACGACGCCTCCGTCTTCGGCGACACGTGGCGCGAGTACGTGATCGGCCTCGGCGCCTGGTCGGGCGTCTGCAACGGCTTCTACGACATCACCAACGACCCGAACGGCCAACTCGTGCTGTTCAACGCGATGCTGTTCATGGCGGCGGTCGTGCTGGTGATGCAGGTCGCGCCGGGAGGCGGCAACTTCGAGGGGCAGACGCACATCACCAACTGCGCGATCTCGACTCAGATCGACAACGTCATCACCTGTAACTTCAGCTACGTCGGCAACGGCTCCCTGAACCCGAACTTCGCCTGAAAGGCGTTCAGCGTGTCGCCGGCGAGCAGGGCGAGCTGCTTTTCATCGGCGACCCGGCGCCGTTCTCGGTCCGGCTCGACCCCCTGCCGGAGAGCCCAGGTTGGGAGTGGCGCTGCGCCGATCCGTCCCTGCGCTGGTGGCTTGAAGCGACGGTGGTTGACGGCGCAGGCGCGGCAGTCGATGTCGGGCGGGTCGCGCTTCGGACTGGTCGCGTGACCCTCGCCCAGGCCCGGCACGGACCCTTGTTCGCGACGGGCGTCTGCCGGCCGGTTGCGGTCGCGGCCCGCGGGGCGTGGCGGTTCGAGCAGCCGGTGTTCTTTAGCGATACCCCGGTGTTCGGAGGCGGCCGCCCTGGCGGGCGGGGCGCCGCCTCCGGAGAACTCGACGCCGACGAGGCGTGGCCGGAGGATGAGCGGGCGGTCGGCGCCCTCATCGCCTGTCTGCGTTCGGCGTATGTGGCGTTGGTCGGTCCCGTAAGGCTGGGCGGTAGGGTAGGGCGCGTCCTGTCGTTCACGTTCACGGAAGAGGTGTCGCATGAACCCGCCTGAGACCACCGCCACGAAGCCCGCGGCGACGCCGCCGTCCGAGCTGCCCGATGCGAAGAAGAAGGAGACGCCGTTCGCCTCGCGCGAGGACTTCCTCGCCGCCGCCGGCAGGCTCGCCGAGGAACGCGTCCACGTCGAAGGCCTCGGCTGGCTGCTGCTCGGAGAGATCGGCGCCGACGTCCGCGCCGACATCACGACCGAGCAGTCGTCGGTGCTGCTCGCGCCGGAGGACAAGCCGCGCCGGCTCGACCGCCGCGCCTACGAGCGGCGGCTGCTTCTGCACGGGGTCCTCGACCCGTCCTCGCCCGAGGGGAACCGGCTGCCGCTGCTGCAGCCCGGCGACATCGACCGGGTGTTCAAGATCGGCGGCGCGAAGATCGGGGCGGTCGTCGACGTGATCGAGCGCCTGTCGCTCCTTGGCCGCTACGCGCAGAGCGCCGAGGGAAACTCGAACGAAACCCAGAGCTCCGTTGGCACCTGAAGATCGCGGAGACGCTGGGGATGCCGCTGCGCCAGATGCTCGCCACGCTCGGCTCAGCCGAGGTGGCAATCTGGATTGCCGAGTTCCAGCTGCGGGCGAAGGAGGAGCAGAAGGAGGCTGACCGCGCCCGCGAGGAGGCCGAGCGTAACCAGGGTCGGGTAGGGAGGTAAGCCGTGGAAGTCACCGAGCTCAGCGCACGGCTCGATATCACCGGCCTAGTCGAGTTCGTGCGCGGGATGGCGCAGGCGGATGCTTCCGTCGATGCGCTGCGGAAGAGCCTGCGCGGCCTGACCGCGGATGTGCTTGCCGCTCGGGCCGCGCTGGCCGGATTGCGGATCGACATGGCGGCGACTACCGAGGTCGCGGCGCTCCGCGACGAGGTCAGGCGCACCCGCGACACGGCGACTGAGGCCGCCACCGCGACGAAGGACATCGGAGTGTCCGACACCGCAGTCCTCAAGGAGGCCGCGCTCAACGCAGAGTTGAGGAAGACGCGCGATCTGGCGCTTGAGGCCGCGGCGGCGGCGCGCTCGATCGAGGGGCGGAGCATCCCGTTCGGGGGAGGCAATCTCGTCGGCTCGGCGTTCGGCGCACGCGACTTCGGCTGGATTCGAGGGGCGGGCATGTTCGGCCTGAGCGGGGGCGGCCTGACTGCACGTGATGTCGAAGAAGGGCGACGGATCGCAAGCGGCGGGGGGGTCGGAGGCGGCGGGGGTGGTGGCGGTGGAGGCGCAGGTGGTTTCTTCGCGGGATTGCTGCCGGGCGGCCAGCGCGCCGGGGCCGGAGCGGTCACGGCCGGCATCGGCCTGCTCGCCGGAGCAGGCCCCGCTGTCCTGCCGGGGGTGGCGGCAATCGCGCCGATCCTCGGCGCCGGCGCCGGAACCCTCATCGGGGCCGCGGGGACGTTGAAGCTCGCCTTCGCTGACCTGACCGCCGCCGCGTTCACGAACCGCAACGCCTTCCTCGCCCTGACGCCGGTGCAGCAGCAGTTCGTGCAGACGCTCCGCTCGCTCGACGCCGGACTGCTCGTCCGCAACCTCGAGCCGCTCGCGCAGCGGATCCTCCTGCCGCAGCTGACCTCGGCGCTCCGGTCGGCGTTCACCCCGGCGGCGGTCTCGTCGCTTCAGGGTGGCGTCGGTGCCTTCGCCAACGCGATCGGCGGCGGCGCGCAGCAGATCGGCCAGTTGTTCGGCTCGAGCGGGTTCCAGGCGCAGTTCGGGACGATGCTGCAGCAGGACGCCGGCTACCTGCACACGTTCTTCTCGATCTTCAGCCGTCTGCTCGACGGGTTCGTGCGTTTCCAGGTCGCCGCCGGGCCACTCCTGACCTGGATCGGGAAGATCTCGCTCGGCTTCGCGTCCTGGGCCGACAACGCGATCAAGGCCGACGCCGCGAACGGTCGGCTCGCGCACTTCTTCACCATCGTCCAGACGTCGCTGCAGACGACCGGGAACCTGCTCCGCTCGGTCGGGCACCTAGCGGGCGCGCTCTTCGACGCGATCGGGTTTCAGAACTCGGTCGCGCTCGTCAACCTGGTCGCAGCCGCAATCAATACCCTCGCCGAACTACTGCGCCGGAACGCCACCCTGCTCCGGAGTTTCTTCTCCGGCGCCGTCGCAGCCGCCCACGATCTGCTGACCGCGATCCGCGCACTGATTTCCTCGTTCCAGCCCCTGCTCAATCTATTCCGCACCCTCGACGCAACCGTCAAAACTCTGACGGGTGGCATCAGCGGCTTCCGGGTCGCGATCGACGCTGTCGCCACGCTGCTCGCGGTGCGGCTGATCCCCCGCCTCATTACTACGAACGCGGAGATGGTCGCAGGAGGCGGTGCCGCAACCACGGCAGCCGCAGGAGTGAGCCGACTGCGGCTCGCGCTGGTCGCGCTGCTCGCCGTGCCCCCGCTCTGGAAGGGACTCTCTGGTCTCTGGAGCCAGATCTTCGGCTCCGACGCAACAACCGGGTTGAGCGCGGCGGGCGACCTGAACCCGGTGCGCCGTAATGGCGTCTGGGTCGACCCGAACACCGGCCGGCCACTGTCGCCAGCCGGGCAGGCTGCCGCAAGCGCGAATGCAGCAGGTCTGCTCGGCATCTGGGGCAACGTAGCTGCTGCGGGAATCGGTGCGACCCCCGGCGCGGGTAACGCTGGTCCGAGTTGGTTCGGCTTCCGACCGACGACTGGGCCCGTGAATCCGGCAACCGGCATCTTCGGGACAACACCGCCGTTCGGGGCGACCGGCACCACCTTCCAGATCCCGAACCAGTACCTCCTCGCGCTCGCGAAGGCGCAAGCCGACCAGACCTCGACACGCCCGACGATCGCCGCCCTCCAATCCGTCATCACCTACCTGCGCGGCGTCATCCCGCACCTCTCGCCCGCGAACCAGACTACGGCCTGGGGGCAACTCACCTCCTACGAGAGCCAGCTGAACAGCCTGCTCGGCACCGGCGCCTCCCGCACCGGCGTCGGCTTCCTGAGCCAAGCGATGCAGACCAGGCTCGCGAACGCCCAGCAGGCAGCCGCTGGCATCACCGGCACCACGCCGGTCACCGCCCAGGGACTGCAATCCGAACAGGGGTTGCTGGCGCAACTGCTCGCCGCGCACGCCTCGATCACGAAGGAGATCCAAGCCGGAACGTTCGCTGGCAAGCAGCAGACGGCCGCGCTCGCCGAGCAGAAGACGCTCTGGGACGCGATCGTCAAGGCGCAACAGACCCTCGCCCAACTCCGTCTCCAGGTGCCGCCCGCGCAGCAGGCAAGGCTCGCCGCCGCCGAGGCGCGCACCGCCGGCATCACCGCGACGACCGAGCCGACGACCACTTCGATCGCGGCTCTACATGGCCTGCTCGTCCAACAGGAGGCGACGCTTCGCTACGAGCGCGCTCGTCTTGCCAGCGACCGCACCCCCTCCGCCGCCCGCGAAGCACTGGTCAGGCATATCCCCATCCTTGCACGCGACGCCGCCAGAACGCGGCAGACGCTCGAGCAGCAGCACGAGACGCTGCGGCAGGAGCGGATCCTCGGCATCGCCGGCATCGGCCCCGGCGGCGTCAGCGCCGCCCGCGAGACGCAAACGGTGCGCGATTTCCTGAACGCGACGCTGAAGCAGGCCGGGCTCGCGGGCACCGGCAGCCAGCCGCTCGGCCCGTTCGTGCAGGAGCTCTACAAACTCGGCGACATCAGCAAGCGCCAGTACGAGTCGCTGGAGAAGATCCTGAAGGTGATCGATGACGCCCGCCACCACACCGGCCGCATCGCCGCCGCGCTGACCGGGAACATCTCGCAGCGGCTGCAGGAGATCAAGCAGGAACTCGGCAGCCAGACCGGATTCACCCTCACGGGTGCGCAGCATTCGCTGCGGGCAATCATTCATGCCTCCGGCGCCCATCTGACCGGCACCCCGGCGCAGATCGCGAGGGCGCTTGAGCAGGGCCAGTATGCGCAAGCGCACGGCGGTATGGTGCTGACAAACGCGGGGGCAGCGATCGGCGTACCGCTGACACCGCGCGGACTGCCGTCGTTCTCGCACATCCATGTCACGGTCGAGGCGAAGGGCAACACCCAGCTCGACCGCGCGAACGCCCGCATCATCGCCGCCGAGGTCGCGGAGCAGCTGCGAAGGAAGACGAACCGCAACAGCACCCAGATGACCGGCTCAAACGCCGGCGTCAACATGGGCGGCTAGATGCCCGGCGGAATCACGCTCCCCAACAAGGGCGGCGCCGCAATCGCGTTCGGCTCGCAGGCGTTCAACACGAACCCGACCTGGAACAGCCCCCTCCCCGGCCTGAAAGCGGTCCAGATCGACCGCGGCCGCAGCTACCTGCTCGCGAAGACGCAGACCGGAACCCTGGTCTTCACGTTCCACGACACGGTCGGCCGTTACGACCCGACGAACCCATCGAGTCCCTACTACCCGGAGATCGGGCCGATGCGCGCCGCGAACTTCGAGCTCTACAATCCGGTCGACAAGTCGCAGAACAGCCTCTTCACCGGCTTCACCGAGATCTGGGACTTCGGCTACCCGGCGACCCCGGCGGCGGTCATCATGGACGCCACCGTCCACTGCGTCGACGCCTTCGACGCGCTGCAGCGGGCCGAGCTTCCGCCCGACAAGACGAACCGAACGCGGATTCCGCCCTTCGTCGGTGCGGATGCAGTGGCGGCCCGGATGATCTACATCCTTTTTCACTTCGCTGCGGCGCCGTACTCTGGCAACGCTTTCCCGACCGACACCGACGCGCTCTTCTCAGGCAACGTCAATGTCTTCGATGCCTTCTATAACCCGCAGACGTCACTCCTGACGGCGATCCAGGACACCGCCGACGCCGAGTTCCCGAACATCGCGAACACGTTCATCGACAAGCGCGGCAACCTCGCCTTCCGCGGCCGCGCCACCCGCTTCATCCCCGAGAACTACTGGAACGGCGCCGGGCACGCGGCGACGCTCGCGAAGCCGATCCAGTTCTGGAACGTCGGCGACGCGAACGCCTGCTCGACCTGGCCGACGAACCCGCCCAGCTCGCCTTCGGGCGGGGCGATGGCGCCTTTCAACGACCTGACCTGGGACCTTGACCAGACCTCGATGGTGAACGCCTGCGAGTGCTACCCGGGGAACATCGGCACCCAGACATCGGCGGTCACGAACCAGCTGCGCACGAACGGCGCCTCGATCCTCAAGTACGGACCAAGGACGCTTTCGATCCCCGACCTCTACACGGCCGGCTCGCCCGCCTCGACCGGCAACCCGTACCTGAACCCTGCCGGGTTGACGGGGAAGCAGGAGACGCTCCTCTACGCCGACTACTTCGTGCAGAACCTGGCCGTCCCGGAGCCGCACATCTCGAGCCTGAAGTTCGTGACCGTCGCGAACGGGACGACTCGCGGCGATGCGTGGTGGAACCTCGTCTGCGGCGTCGAGATCGGCGACGTGATCGTGCTCTACCTGACCGACCCAGGCGGCGGCGGCTTCCTCGCTGAGCAGTTCTTCGTCGAGGGCATCCACTACGACATCCAGATCGGCGGGCCGTTCCCGCAGATCACGATGACGCTCGACGTGTCGCCGCGGAAGTGGTTCTCCGTCTTCAACGGCTTCACCTTCTACCCGACCCGCGGCTTCTTCCCGCCCAGCCCGGACGGGCACGCGACGCACGGCTCGGCGACGTTCGTGAACAGCGGCTCCTACACCTTCACCCCGTCGAGCGTCGGCGACAACCTCATCATCATGGACCCGACCGCCCCGGCGGTGCCAGGCGTGAACCCGCAGACCTTCCAGATCGTCGGCTACACGTCCGCGACGACGGTGACGCTGCAGACCGCCTACACAGGCACCACTACAACCGTCGCGCCGTGGGAGATAATCAGCCCATGAGCGGGAGGGCAGAGCCGTAGTCCAGCAGATCCGCAAGCACGGCGAGTCTGGGCACATGCCATCCGGCGACGACGCAGTCCCGTGGCTCGGCGACTACCCGTTCGGTGGCGCGGGTGGGAACCAGGGCGTGCACATGATCGGCCTCGCGGCGAACCGGCCTGCAGCTTCGCTCGGGACGAGGGTCGGCTCCGACGGGGCGGTCAGCGGCGGCAGCACCGCCTTCAGCGCTACCTCCGGCCGGTTCGTGAGCGCGAACACAGGGGACACGATCCGGATCGTCGACACGGGCGCCTCGCCCGCGGTCGTCTACTCATTCACGGTCACCTACGTCAGTGCGACCGCACTCACCCTCAGCTCGGCCTGGGCGGGGACCGGGACGAGCAACCTCTCCTGGTCGCTGCTCGGGCAGGGCCCGTCGAATGCGGGCCTGCGCTATTTCGCAACCGACACACCGGCCGAATACGAGTCCACAGGCACCGACTGGCTTGAGCTTCCCCAAGGAGGGGGCAGCAGCCTGATTTTCTGGCCGGCCGCCGACCAGGCCGACGCGTCATACGACAACTCGACCTGGGCGGACAACATCGAGGGCTCTGGCTTCTACGAAGCGCTCAAGTTCCCGGCGACTGCGGTCACCTACGGCGCGTTTGCGATGGGTGTCGCCGGTGAAGCGTTTCCCCGCATGATTATCGGTTCGAGCATGGGTCCGGACGCCTCAGTGCTCGGCGGGATCGGGATGGGCGAGGGGACAATCGACCCAGCCGGGAAGAACGGTGTCTGGTACGGCATCCTAGAAACGAAAGGGACTGGCACCGCATCGCTGGAGATAGGCTCTGGCGGGCAACCGCTCCTTACAGGCGGGATCGACACTAACAGCGGCTTTGGCAACTTGGCGGTGTTAAACGGCCTTCAGTTGTCACGCTGCCAAGGAGGCGGTGCGCGCAACATCACCCAGTACGGCGGCCACGGCGTGCCGACGATCGGCGGCAACGTCGGCGACCTTTACTGGAGGGATGACGGCGGCGCCGGGACGTACCTGTACCGTTGCACCGTGGCCGGTGGCGGCGGCGCAGCGACTTGGGTAGGGATTCTGTGAACGCCGACGACCGGATCGCTCTCATTCTCGGCCGCGCGATCATGCACATCGAACGGCTCAGCGACGAACTCGCAGCCGCGCAACTCGCCGCTCAGCGCGCTACGGAAGCCGCCGGATTGACAACAGACAGCGGCGAAGCCGATACCACTAAACCCGTGAAGCCCAACACCGCATGACCGCCGTCATCCTTCCCGAGACGCTGCTCTGGCGCCCCACGACCGCCTGCTCACCCCGATACGGCCACGAGGTCGAGCTCGTCGTCGTCCACCGCTGGGGCGTCCGCTACACGACAGAACCCGACGAGGCGAAGAGCTACCAGGGCGTCATCAACTACTTCCTCGACCCCACCCACCGCGCCTCCGCGCACATCGTCTTCCCCGGCTCCGCGAAGCCGGACGAGGCGACACAGATGGTCGGCTGGGACGACATGGCCTGGGCCGAAGCCGCCTACAACCCCGTCTCCGACGAAGTCGAGACCGCCGACGCGCTCTGGCCCGACGCCAACAAGGCGCCCGACGCCGTCGGACTCGCAGTGCTCGCCCGCATCGTCGCCTTCCGCCTCCACGTCCGTAGCCTGCCGCCGGTCTGGTCGACCCGACGCGGCTTCTGCCGCCACGCCGACCTCGGCGCCGCCGGCGGCGGACACACCGAATGCCCGACGACGAACCTCACCTACTGGCGCCACTTCGTCACGCTCGTCCAGGAGGAAGCCGCTCGCGGCGGCTTCCGAAAGACCTGGGGCCGCAACTAGGCCGCCAGTGGCAGGGCTCCTTGACAAACAACACTGTCAACACGGTCGCCTACCTGATAGCGTCCGTCGTCGCCGTGGTCGTAGCCGTGGCAACCTCAGTGACGGTCTTCTGGCGTTCACGCCTGAATAGCCCTTCTGAGTGGCGAGCGAGTTACCTTGCCGAGCGGCAGAAGTCGGACGATCTCGAGCAGGAGCTGAACCGCCAGCGCGAGCTCAAACACAATGCCCTCAACGAAGTCGCGACGCTAAGAGCGGCTACTGACCTGACGGTCGTCATGCGCGCACTAGCCGACGGCTCGGTCAAGCAGACGGAACTGTTCGGACGGTTGGAGGACAGGATCGAAGCACAGACTGAGATCCTCTCCGGCCTGCTCATAGCGGTCAAGGCCCTCAACAACGGTGAAAGGAGACAGGCATGAACGGACCCCTCGACATCCACCCGAAGGTCGCGGCGGCCAGCATCACCGGCGCCCTGGCAACGGTCCTCGTCTGGGCGCTCGGCCTCGCCCACGTCCAAGTCGACCCGGTCGTCGCAGGATCGCTCGCCGCCTCGCTCGCCGCGTTCGGCGGCTGGCTCGCACCGCAGAAGAGCGGCAAGCCGACCCCGTAGCCTAACTTCCTCTTGACGGGTGGCACGCGGTGGGCTACCATGCCCCACCGATGGCTACCAGCCAGAGGAGATTCGTGGTCTACCTGCCCGAGGAAGAGGCTCGGGAGCTCGAGGCGCTCGCCAAGGCGGAAGACCGCACCTACACCTACCTCGCGCGCCAAGCGATCCGCCATTTCCTGCGGGAGCGTCGGCAAGCGCGCAGGAGAACCCGCAAGTGACAGAGAGAGAGGCTGAAGTGTCCCAACTCGCGCAGGGAACCACGATCGAAGGGCCGGACCAGCAAGGCAGGACCCTTGCCCGCCGTGAGCCGATCCCGAAGGAACTCGCCGCGCTCGGCGTCACCGTCGCCGTCGACCCGCAAAGCGAGATGCAGATCCTCATCATCCCGAAAGAGCTACGGGAACGCGCCAACGTGCTCACGCCCGTGCAGGCGTTCCAGCAGGCCGACCCGAACTGGCGCCCCTCGCTGCGCGTCGTCGAGCTCGACCCCGCCAAGGACGGCCCCCACTTCTACCCGCAGACCGGCGGGCGGCTCGCGCCGCGCAAGCAGGCGCTCGAGCTCCTCGCCGACGCCGCCGGCGTTGTCTCCGTCCGCACAAGCCTCAGCGGCCGCGAGCGCGTCGTCGTCGGCGACGTGACCGCCGAGACGTTCACCCACCTCGCGGTGCTGCAGATCCGCAAATCCGACGGCACGCTGCGCGTGCTCGAGGCGTCGCGCACCTACGAGCCCTACGCGGAGTACGAGGAGATCACGACCGCGGTCGCTTCCGGCCAGTACGCCAAGCAGCCAGGCACGGACGCCTACACAGCCGAGGTGCGGAAGCGGTGGCTGAACGAGATCAAGTTCGCGAAGGCGAAGAACGAGTCGAAGGCGATCCTGCGCGCGATCCGGGCGGCGCTGCAGATCCCGCACACCTTCAGCGGCGACCGGGCCGGGAAGCCGTTCGTGGTCGTCGGCTGGAACCTCTCGCCGCAGGACACTCCTGAGGTGCGGCAGGCAATCGCTTCCCTCTACGCCGGCGACAGCGCCGACCCGATCCCGGTGCACGAGGACTGGCTCGAGCAGCGCCTCAGCCTCGAGGCAGCCGCCGACGTGGACGAGACCTCACCCGCTGCCGACGGTGCGCGCGAGCCCGTCGGCGAGCCAGCCGCGGGTGAGCGGGGGCCGGGGGACGGAGCCGCATCCGCCCCGGCCCCTCCCCCCACCGAGCCGGAGACTCCCGCCGAACCGGAGATCCCAGGCCTCGAGCCGGAGCCGGAAGAGCACACGCAGGAGGACGGCCTGACCCAGGAGGAGCGGGCGCAGGTGACGGCATTCGGGAAGACGAAGCCGCCGTTCGGGACCTTCCAGACGAAGACGATGGCGCAGATCTTCCAGGTCGGCGAGCCGGCGAACGAGTGGATCGACTACGCGCTGCGGCGGGAGACGACGCCGCGCGACGCCGAGTTCCACCGCCTGCTCGTGCTCGCCTGCCGCGTCCACCGCCCGGAGCTCTACGACGCCTGGCGGGCCGAGCAGTGATCGACTACGACCAGCTCACCGAATACGCGCCGCCGCAGCTCAGCAGCGAGGAGCGCGACCAGTGGTTCGGCGAGCACGGCATCGACATCCAGACCCTGCTGCAGGTCGGCCGCGAGGTCTGCGAGTTCCGGCTCGCGACCCTCGAGGACGGGGCGGAGCTCGGCTCGCGGCAGCTTCTGCTGCTGATGCTGAGCGTGTTCCTGTTCGGCTACGAACTGGCGGTGCGGGTCGAGCGGGACGAGAAGGTGCCGGCGTGAACCTCCTCTACACGCCGATGATCGGCTTCCCAGCCTGCACCGCCCTGATCGGCCTCGGGCTCCTGCTCTGCCTGACGGTCGTCGGCATCCCGCCCGGCCTGGCGCTGATCGCGCTCGGCTTCAAGGTCCTGACGCTCAGGCGATAGCGATGCGCGCGCTCCTCACAGCCGACCTGCAACTCGGCGCCGGCCTCGCGCTCGGGAACGGCGAGTTCGGGCCCGGCAGCCGCTTCCAGGACCAGTGCGAGGTTCTCGACCGGATCGCCGACACCGCTGTCGCGGAGCAGGTCGCGATCGTGTTCGTGCTCGGCGACCTGTTCGAGCGCGCGAAGCCCGAGCCGCACCACATCCTCGCCTTCCAGGGCTTCGTCCGCCGCCTGCTCGCCGAGGGCATCCGCGTCTTCTGCATTGCCGGCAACCACGACGTCAGAAGCGCCGCACTCCCCTCAGCGGTCGAGATCTTCGGCGAGAACGGCTGCGTCGTGGCGCTGCAGCCGTCGATCTACCCGGTCGACGACATCGTGATCGCCGCCCTCCCCTGGACGCACCCCGGCAACGTCGCAGCCGCGATGCCGGACGCCGGACGCGAGGATCTGCACGACGTCGCGGCTCGCGGGCTGGCGGAGGCGGCGATGCTGATGTCGACCCGCTGCGAGACCGAGTTCCCGCAGCTGACGCCGCTGCTTGTCGGTCACTGGTCGGTCAGCGGGGCGACGCTCCCTTCCGGGCTCGACACGGCGCTCCTGCGTGAGCCGGTGATCCCGCTCGAGGCGCTTGCCGAGACCGGCTTCTCTCTCGCCGCGTTCGGGCATATCCATCTGGCGCAGGTCGTCGCGGCGGAGCCGGTGCCGGTCGTCTACGCAGGCTCGCCGCAGGTGAACCGCTGGGACGAGGCCGACGACACGCACGGCGTCTGGGTCTGGGACAGCGCCGGCGCCGGGCATCTCAGTTTCCGGCCGATCGAGGACCGGCCGTTTCTGACGCTGACCCCTGTCCCAGAAACCCTCCTTGAGCACGGACGGCTGCTTGAGAACGACGACGACGCCGACGGCGCGGTCGTACGGGTCGTCTGGGCGTGCACGGAGGAGCAGGCGGCGAAGATCGACCAGGCGACGCTTCGGCGCAGACTGCTCGCCTGCGGCGCGGCGAAGGTGGTGCTGCGGCCGACAGTCGAGCGGACGGTCCGCGCACGCGTCGCCGAGATGCACTCCGACCTCTCCGAGACCGCCGCGCTCGAGCTGTGGCTCTCCTCGCAGGGTGTCAACGGGACGCAGGCGGACGCGCTGCGTGCGCTGCACGGCGAATATCTGACGCGGCTGGGGCAGATGTGACCGCACAGCTGCAGACGCTGTACGCGACGCTTCCTCGTCTGGACTGCAAGGGTCTTTGCGCGCGTTCCTGCGGGCCAATCCTCTGCGAGATCGCCGAGGCTAAGGCCTGCGGTGCTAACTACGGCAC